CAGAAGGATTGTTAGTAGAAATTCAAGAGATTCTTTAATAAGAGCAAATAGAGTAGCAGAAACTTCTAAATTTAGAAGAAAAATGTTAGATTTGCTTGGTATTATATCCAAAAAAGACACACAAGGCACTTCTACACCACAAACTTCTTCTAGTGGTAGCAATGGTATAGTGAGCACTTTAGCTATTGCAGCAAGCATTGGTGCGGCTATTTTAGGCATTAAAGCATTAGTTGATAATATGAGTAAAGAAACTAAAGATAAGATTAATAAATTTCTTTATGAAACTCAAGAAAAAATGAAAGACACAGCACAAAAAGCAGCATATGAATTTCAAGAATATATTAAAAAATGGTTATATGATAATAATCCATTAAAAGAAATTGGTGAAAAATTAGGTTCTAAAATATTTGACTTTATAAGCACATTAAATAATTTTGGAGAAAAATTAGGTTCTAAATTATTTGATATTGTTAATGGTGTTGAAAAACTTGCTGGTAATGTTGCTGATAAAGCATTGGAAATTTCAACAGACATTTACAATGCACCAGGAAAAGCAGTTGATTATGTTTATGATATGGTTAAGAATTCACCACCAGGAAAAGCAATACAAAGAGATATTAATGAAATTGTTGCTAATAATCCATTCCCTGATTATGTTTCTGGTATGAAAAATTCTAATAAATTCACACCAAATAAAGATTATAATAATATTGCAAATTCATTAAACAAGCCTTCAACATCACCAACATTAAGACAACTTGAAGTGCAGCAAAAACAAGCAGATAATTTACAAAGAGAAAGAGATAAAAGTTCATCACAACCTGTTATTATCAACAATTCTAGTAACACCAAAGAAACTCCTAAGCAACAGCCAAGTATTGTTAGATTAGGTACTAGAAATTTAGACAGTTCCAATCAACAGCTACAAAGAAGTATTTTGTCTGGTGGTTATATAGGAACTGGATTTTTAGTGCAATGAAAGATTTTGTGTTTACGCGAGTCTGTGCCTTAGCCCATGCCCAATATCTTTTCCTTCATTCCACAATTGTTTGAGTTCTTGTCTAGCTTCATATCTATCCCCGAATAGATAGGTTGTTGGTTTATTTTGGGCAACTTCATTTTCAACAGTATTGTTAATTATAATCTGTCTCTTAGCCTTTTTAGATTCTATTTGTTTTGGAATAACTTTTTGCACAACCTGTCTATTTAATGCAGTATTAATTTGTTGTGTGTTATTTTTAATAACCGGTTTATTTAATTTTTCAACTGTGCTATTAACAGCTTTGGTAATTTTTTCTTTAACAGGCTGTTTTGGTGTTGCAATAGAATTGTTTACAGCTTTGGTGACGTTTCCTTGAACAAGCTGTTTTGGTGTTACAATAGAAGTGTTGGTTAATGCTTCTTTCTTTGGCAAAACATTAATTTTAATTTCTTTTGGTTTTTCTGGTTTATCAATATTGATTGAACTCGGATTTAATCCTTTTAATTGTGGCTTGACAATATTTGCAATTGCTGGAATAGCAATTATAGCCGTTGCACCAATTGCGACATTGGCGATTGATTTTGCAAAAGATGATTTTTCTTCTTTTGGTAGTTGAATTGTTTCAGTTTCATCTTTTTCATTTAATGCTTGATTAATTGAAATAGTATCATATTTGTTTTCTTGTTTAACGATTCTTTTACTATTTGCCCAATCTGTTAATAAAACAATTACTTGTTTCTGCCATGAATTTAAATCATGTGTTTCATAGGCAATTTTCTTTTTTGATTTTGGTACTGTTAAATAAGTTTGTTTATTGTCACCTCCAACATTTGCATTTTCACTTGTAGTAATATCATCACTTTTACCGGAAGCTCTACCGGTAATTTTATTATAAATTGCTGATGCAACAGATTTAATTGGTTGTGCAATGTTTCCTTTTGAAGCAATGCTAACCGCACCAATAGCGGCTGCTGATTTCTCTATGCCTTTAACATTACTCTTTGCTAATTGAATGGTATCAAATTTATCGGCTTTCCTATCTTCACCTATTTTCCAGTTATTACCTGCCAACAATGACTCGGCATTAGCGGCTCTTCGTGTATTATTTGCTTCAGCCTTCCCAGGTCGTTCAAATTTCTCAGACCATATAACTGCTGCTTCACTGGCAGTTTTAGCTTTTTTAAGTGCTTTATTTGCTGCCTTTTCTTTATTGTTTAATTCATAGATTATGAAGTCAAGTTGAGTCTTTTTATCAGCAACACCGCCATGTTCTGCTACATATTGCTTTAATTCCGCCTTTCTTGAACCAAGCCATTGAGCAATACCATAAGCTTTACTCGATGGATTAATAGCAGTTGGTGATAAATTGGATTCTTGTTGTAAAGAACCGACAATACCGGCGGCTTGTTGTCTTGAGTATCCTTTAGATACAAAATAATCAACATAATCTTGAGCGGTGTTCAAATCACCGGCATTTTCATCATTCAATTGGTTGGATACTTTAATCTTACTGGTAGCCTTTGAAAGAGACATTTTAAACAATCCCTAATTTAAATTCTTCATTTTTTTTTTGAAACTCCCCAATCATTTCAACTTCACTCAATGTTCATTTTTTAATCCTTTAATTGCTTTGTTTTGTTATAAAAAAAGCCGGTATTAAACCGGCTATGTCCTTTTCATGCATCCATGCCACACTTCACTGTGCCTTCCAATCCATACTTTTATTTATATATTTTTATTCTGCTAATTGTTTGAAAAATGCCATATCATCATCTTCATCATCATCATCAAATGTTGGCAAAGGAGTTTTCTTTTCTTCTTTTGGTTTTGGGTCAGAAGGCTTTTCAAATGTAGGAACATCTTCCTCATCTTCTTCTTCAAATTTATTACCAGCAAAAGGAATATCTTTTTCAGCAGAACCGATAGAAGGTGTTTCACCAAATACATACAAAAATCTTTTCTTCAATTCATCATAAGTCTTAAAATGTTTTGGGTCATTCAATTCAGCAACAGAATATAATGATTCCAATACTTTAATCATTTCTTCTTCATTGCCATCACATATAGGTGCTGGTTTCATGAATTCGCTTTTGTCGTATGTTGGATAACCATTTTCACCAGTACGAATTTTCAATTTGAAATTTGCACCATTATCAATATCAAAAGGATTTACTGGTTGTTTAGATTCACCAAATTCATCTTCTGGTGGAGAAATTTGTTCCCTAATCATAGACAAAACTGCTTTTGGGAATCTATACAAAAACACTTTGCCATTGTTATCTGGATTAACTGGGTCATTAACAACTAAAATATTACAATAATAATTAGTTCTGCGACCACGAGCACGACAAATTTCTTGATTTTCTTTCAATCCAGTTTGCCACAATATTGAATTTTGTTCAGCAAGATAATCTTGAATATATCCTTGTTTGCCTGTTTCTGGATTAACCAAAGAAGATAAAGATTTTTCAATATACCATTTTGCGCCTGGAGTGTTACCAGGAACTACTTTACCACCCAATACAGCGAATGAATGGTCATATTGTGTAATATAATGATTTTTCTCGCCTTCCGGTGCTGGTAAAAATCGAATAATCGCGGCACCATTACCAGCTTTATCTCTAACTAATTTCCAAAATCGGTCATCAGTATAGTTTTTTGTTTTTGATTTATCGTTTTGTGCTTCCAATTGAGCAAGTAAACTAGAAGTGTTTTGTGAACTTTTACGCATTTTTTCTAAAAGACTTGACATGAGTATTTTTCCTATAAGGTGTATTAATGTGTATTAATGTGTATTAATGTGTATTAATATTATATAAAATTGGGTTTAGCTACCATACAGAATCGAACTGTATTATCAGGTTTACAAGACCCGCGCATCACCAGCAATGCTTTGATAGCAAAAGGTGTTGTGGCAATTATCACCAATAATTCCACAACAGGGTAAATTATTACCATCATAAGTTTGATGTCTTCAATCACTTCTCAATATAACTTAGAATATTGTTCTTTTTCAAATGGATTAAAGATAACCAAGTGAGTTTAAGGATAGTCACCAAAACCAGCTTAATTTTAAAGTCATAAGCCTATGACCGGTGTTTGGTGGCTTTAATAGGAATCGAACCTATCACCTTAGAAACGAACCCCGTGTACTTAGGTTTCTCGTTATTTCAAGTCAATCGCAACTGTTTGTTTAACCGGTTACGCACAGTATCCATGAAGCCATAATTTGGCGTCACATGAGAGAATTGAACTCTAGTTATGAGATTGAAAGTCTCATATCCTTACCACTAGACGAATGGGACAAAACTTTTAAAGAACAGCCCGGTAAATAAATTACCGGGTCATCCGGTTGTAACATCTTTATTTATACTAAGAACACCACAAACTTAGTTTATAACGTTATTTTAGCGCAGACTCAACGTTAAAAAGTCCAACTACATCTTTCTATGAAAGATAAGATTTGGTAGCGGTGGGTTGGAATCGAACCAACTACTTCTAGGTTATGAGCCTAGCTATCTACCAATGATATACCCCGCAATAATTTTGTGTTGTTTCTTTTAAACTTATACAACCAAAAAGTTATATTCCGCGCTTCTTACCATTCTGAGAAACATATTTTATATTTTTATTACCACTTTTATTTATAATACCTAAGTTAATCAATTTTTCTTTATCCCATAATTCAACACATATGTTAGGATGTTCTTCGATAAATTTATAAAACTTTATTTTATTATTTTCTCTAAAATAACCTTTAACTTCTACCAGTTTTATAAAATTACCAAATTCATCATAGATAAAAAAATCTGGATAATAATATCTACCATCACTAATAATATATGCCTTTTCATTATATTTCCATTTGATGTTATTAGTATCAAAATGTTCAGCTACATATAATTCCCATTTGGAATCCATTCTTATATTATTATAATAACTTTGCCTATCACCTCTGTGATTTCCGTTAATATTTCCCTTCATGGAATCAGAAATTTTCTTTTTAGTTTCTATTGAATGTGTATTTCCAGTAAATGTCCCTATTCTGCCTTTTAATTTTTCACCAATCAATCTAATTCTATCATCCGTATGTGCAGTATTTCCTTTATTCCAACTTTTTCTTTCCTTTAGTAATTTTCTATACCCAGGACAGTCATAGAATCTAAGAGAACAACATTCACCTTTAGCATATTTGGTTTTTTTGTATATGGCTATATTCCCACATCCATAATAACATAAATTATCCAACTTCGGCGCTACTCCATTTTTTTAATACATATATTATAAACTATTTATAATATTTTGTCAAGCATATTTTTAAATTTTTAAAACAAACCCAAAATGCATTAATGTTAATATTGAACCATATCCCGCTAAAAATACTAGCAATAGTTTAATAAAAAAATTGGTCCAATCATCCTTTTTCCAAAGGAGTGCAAGGAAAATAAACAATGCAGTGCTAACAACTATATAACCTTCAATCATAATATAATTCTCATATAAAAATAAAATTGGTGCCCCACGATTGGATTCGAACCAATAACCAATCCCTTATGAGGGGAGTGCTCTACCTTTGAGCTACGGGGGCAAATACTTAATAAATTCGATTCAAACAATACTCTGGAACACTAATTCTTTTTCTAACATCACCATCAATATGTATATTAATTAAACCAGCTTTTGTTAATTTAATAATTCTACAATGTTGCCCAATAAAATTCTTTATTTCTTTGGAAAGATTAATATAATCATTTTGAATCATGACCAAATCACCTTCTTCCATTCTCATTTTTCTCATTTAACCTATACCTGCTTTAAAGTATGAGTATATTATACAGTATTTATAACAAATGAGGTATAATTCCATTTAATGTTAAACTTCTTCGAAATCCTATTAAAAATCTACCTTTACTTTTAAACCAAATATAAATAGATGCTATTAAACAGTTTGTTTTCAAATTATACCAGCCCTTTACATTATTTTATTTTGTGGAATTTTTAAATTTCTATTCTACAATTGATGTCCAATTCCTAAAAATATTACCAAATAAGCACATATAACAAATATAGCTACTGCACCAAACCATAAGAAAAACAAAAATATCATAATATATTTAATCATTTTATATCGCAAAAATATTTTTATAATGTTCTATTATTGTTTCTGGATTATACTTAATATATTTATGTGAAAAAAAGAACAAATATTTTTTAATAAAATCTTTTTTAAAATTCCACAAATAATCTGAATAATCTATATTAAGTATATCATAACAATGTAATTGAATTAGGCAAAATGTTTCTAAAGAAATCAAACCACCAAGTAAATATTGTATTATTAATGGTGGTTCATTGTCAACACTTTTATATAATTCTTCTACTGAATCTATATCATAAGAAATTGTTGTTAATTCATCATAGAAATTATAGGATACCGATTCAATATTTCTTTTATATTCTTTATAAGTGGTATTTCCTTCGCCTGAGAAATTATATAAGCAATTATTATTACCATCTAATACATTGGCGAGGAAATAGTAAAAAACTTCTTCCTCGGTCAATTTTGTGGTTATTAAAGCATAACATTTCGCATCTTTTCGTTTGTCAAATACAGAACCACCAATTTTAGGAAATCCATTTATAAAAATATTAAACTTATCTTTACAAAAATGCAATCTTAAACCTGTGTGGATTCTATATCCGACAATTGGTCTAGCATGTTTAGACATTAATTATCCAAAAATTCTATCAATTATTGTTCCAACATAACTACTATTAATTTTATCACTAGTAACATCCTTTAATGCAACAATCAATTGATATAAATACGCTTGGTCAACACCCGTTAATTGTTCACGAATTACTTCATAATCTTTCAAATCCAATTCAGAAATTTGCCAAGCAATCTTTAATTGTTCACCAGCACTAATACGCCAACCACGTTCCAAAAATTTCTTGGTTCTAAATAAAGAAGCAATTGGATATAGACTTCCGCGATAAATTAAAGTTCTACTTAATAAAGATTCCAATGCTTCTGGATGTAAAACTAAATGACTTCCTTTATATTCGAAATAATTCATAGCATGAACAAAATCATAATTTGAATGAATTTTTTCTGGTTCACCATAGAATCTTGTAACTAACTGAATATCATCGCTTAGTGTTATTGCATTACCAGACAAAAATACCGGTCTGAATTTAATTGTGGTATTCCCATTTTTAACACCACCCAAAGATTCAACAAAAGATTCTGTTTCGCTAGCTGGTCTTGATTCAAAATATTTGTATGATTCTTGAGCTTCTCCAACAACGCCTGCCGATTGGATATGAATTACAATTCTATCTTCTTCTTCACCTTTACAGTTTTTAATTGTTTCTTCTTTAACATATGGCGCATATTTTTTTACCTCTTCGTCAAAATTAAGTTTATTTAATTTATTAAATAAACCACAATAATATTCTGCAACTAATTTTGTGGTTTTCTTTGTTTTAAAGTAAATATCAATATCGTTAATTTTTTCACCAAGAAGCATAGATGCAATTGAACCACCCGTTACAATCGTATCTTCACGACATGCTGCTGCTACCGCGTCATCTGTTATTGAAAGAATCCAGTCGGATACTCTTTCATCAAGTTCTTTAACGATGCCACGACGTTTTCTACCATAATGCATTTGTTCAGTCATAATAAATTCCAATAATAATGTTAAGAGTAGGATTTGCCGGTATCACAAAGATATAGCAATTTTGCATCGCTTAATTCATAGCTCAATGCGTATAATTCGTATTTGTTTTCAAATCTATCAAAAGTGTTTTCACAAAGATAATCATAAATGACAATTTCATCATCCGATTCTTCGACACAATTGCATAAATTGACTATTCTTTCATTTAATAACGCTTCTTCTAAATCTTCTGCTTCGAATTCCAATAATTGCATTATAAACTTATAAAAAGAAATTTTGCCTTGTACTTTTAGTATTTCACTTTCCCATTTGTTCATTTTTAGTTGTCTCTCTTGTAATAAAGGTTGATATTATACAGGTTATTTAATATTTGTCAACTATTCTGTTAAAATAATTTGATTTGCTTTAATACGATTGGCTTCATCAATTATTGCTCTGGCAGAAAATGCCCAGTAAACATTTTGAACTTTATCCCATTCTCCAATAGATTTCAAGTATTCTTTTGCACTATCATAATCTAAAATCGTTAATTCATATTTTCTATTTTCTTCATACATTATCTAATTCCTCTTCTAATAAAATGCCGTTAACTTCTTTAATAATTTGAATACCATCCATATTACGATAATAATCTGATAATAAATCTTCACCATTATCTATTAATATTTTTCTAGCAGCAGTATAGCCTTCTGGTGTGTATGGTAATGGTTTAAGCATGTTAATATCCTGCCTCAAATTTCATTTGGTCAGTGAATCCTCCAGTCTGAAAAGTCCAATTATGAACAAATTTTAAAATTTGTTCTAGTGCATAAATAGCATTCTTTTCATATGTTATTTTATTACTTATATCTGTAAGATATGCATCGCCAGCTAAATAATCATTCATATCAGATTTTAATAATCTCTTTCCTTGATATTGAACCCAATTATTATCTATCAACTCTTCTTGTGTTAGTGCACCATTATAATAACGTATTCTTAGTTTACGCATTATAGCATAATCAGATTCCAATTTCAATAATTTATTTTTATGAAACATCATTTCTTCAAGATATTTTGAATGCAATGATGCTGCTCGTATAGATTCCTCAGCAATTTTTTTCTTATCGATAAAGGAATCTTTTTTCCATTCTTTTGTTATTTCTGATATACTAATCATATAAATATCTCATTTAACTTTGACACACTATTAATAATATTTGTAACTTCTGCAATCCTGTTTTTAGCAATACCAAAATATTTATCATCTTTTTCTATGCCGATAAATTGACGGCTTAGGTTTTTACATGCAACTCCAGTAGAGCCACTTCCCATACAATTATCAAGCACCTTTTCGCCTTCGTTTGTGTATGTTTTAATCAGGTATTCAAGAAGTTCAACAGGTTTTTGAGTTGGGTGAAACGAACCTTTTCTAATTTTGTCGTAAACCAATAAATTTGTTGGTTGCTTAAAATCATAAGTTTTTTTAAGCGCTTTTAATGATTGATTATTAGTTGTTTCTCCTTTAGACATTCCACCGCCCTTTATTGGTTTATCACGTCTAAGCATTTGCGGGTTATAAACTGTTTTTCCATTACAAAAAACGCAAATGTCCTCTGTTTGCTGCATTGGCCTAAACCTAGCGTAAGACATACCAGCGGGTATTTTTTTATCCCAAACCCATTGATATTTAAACCACTTGGGATTACTCATCACAAGCGCACTTGTAAAAGGCTGTGAACCAAACAGCACTATGGCACCATTATTTTTGATAATACGCTTGTAATGCGCCCATAGCGGCTCAAATGGAATAACCGTGTCCCATTTACATGCGGTTGTCCCATAAGGCAAGTCGCAGAGAATCATATCAATTGAACCATCCGGTATATCGTGCATCAGTTCCAGGCAATCGCCATGTAATAACTTATACATAATGCACAAACCCCGTACAAATAAATTTTCTTTCATTTGGTGATGGTAAACCACAATGTGGAAATTGCCATGTTGAAGGAAATATCAATACTGAACCTTTGGTTGGTTTAAATGAAACATCTAATGCTTCAAAGTATGCATCACCACCTTCTTCTATTGTATTTAGATAGAACAATACTGTAATAAATCTTCTAGCAGAAGCATAATTGCCAACATCAGTATGAACAAGAAAACCTTTAGAATTAGTTGGTTCAGTGCAATTGATTCTTATTTCTTCTAAACCAAGTTCTTGAGGAAATACTATAGAACTATCATAATCAATATCAGTATTATATTGTTCTAAAGATTCCTGAATAGCTTCTACAAGAATTGTATGTAATGTTTTCCAAGGTTCTTGTTCGCTATTTGCTGAAACATTTAATTGTTGAAAACAGAATCCACCATTACCTTGCTTTTGTTCAATTTGAAGTTCTTTGTGATTATCAAATTCAATAATCATATCATCACAAATTTTATCAGGTATAATATTTGGATAAAATCTAATAAAATGTCTTAAATCTGTTTTTTCGAATGGTCTAATTTGTGTGTATAATTCTGGTGTTACTCTCATATTTCATATGCCTCAATTTCAATTAATAAATCTTCTCTACACATATCAGCTTCTTCAATTTCAATGTTATGTCCACCACAAGTATCTTTTAATAAATTAAATACAATATCAGCATTTTCTTCATTTTTTAAATATACTGTATATGACAAATCCATAGGATTCAAATTATACTCACGACATTTATTTGCTTGTTCTATAATGGCTTCAATATTTAATAGTGTTTCTTGTGTTTGATGTTGAATATCACCGGGATGAATGGTTGTTGAACCAATTATACTAGCGGTTCCAGAGATTCTTAGTTTATTATCAACAATAGCCGCCCTTGAAAATACAGGGGGAGTGCCATATTTTTTTGGATAATATTCTGGTGGCGTTTGTCTTGGATTATTTAATATCAATGGAATATTTTTACCGATTTCATAATAGATAGAAATCAAATTATCAACAGTATTGCTAACACATGTAGAAACAGGATACAATGAATATTTGTTTTCAAATGCTAGTTTTCTGCCCAAATTAAATTTTGTATAATTTTCATTAATATTAGGAATATAATTCCAAATTTGATATATATACTGATATTCATCACGCAATTCATGCAAAATTATTTTATATGCGTGGTATATATCGTGTTGAAAGTTATCACTGCATTCAAATTCTATAAAATTAATAATATTGTCTTTCATTTTTTTGCTAATAGATATAATTTAAAATTATATTATACACTAAAATAACTATTTGTCAATTTCTTTTATGAATTTGGTATAATCTTGAAAAGATTCTTTATATGATGAGTAAGAACGGAAAGAATCTTTTTGTTTTACGCTTTTTCCATCTTCTATTTCGTGAGTAGTAATCGCGGTTGAATCACCTTTCCAACCTTTAGTTTTCTTTATATTGAAAAGATTGTAACTTGTTGAGCAATCTGAATTTTTACAACATGTTTACACCAACCTGTTTCATGACCTGCTTGTGCTATCAATAATTTGGTGTCTATGCCAAGTTCAGCCACAGCTTCATTGGCATATGGTGTCATTTCTTCTGTAAAAAGTTCTTTATCTGTTTTCTGTCTTTCTTTATTTGATTCTTGAACTTTTTTGTTGCATTTTTTAATGCCATACATTATGCGGAAACATATACATATAATTTGGTAGCTGCACCAATACTTGTAATGTTTATTCGAACATATACCCAACTGCCAGATAATTCATTTCCTAGAGTATGATTAGTTGTTCCAGTATGTGTTAAAGTGCCTGAAGCATCAGCAACCCAATGAACACCATCTAATGATTTTTCAATATTATACACAGCACCACCAGTCCCAATAACATGACTTTGAATAACAAATGGTAATCCCGTTGTATGTGTGATTGAATGTGCTGATTGTGTACCTGTTTGACCTGTGAAATAAAAATCAATTATAACTTCGCCAGATTCTTGTATATTATAATCTCTATCAGTAGAAACTTTAAATGAAGTGCTAGATAAAACAGTTACTGGGACATTAGTTAAAAATAATGGATTGTTTTTAAATCTAATGGTAACCAAATCACCAGTAGTTAAATAATGTGTTGCTGTGTTAAAAGTTGTTTCGCCTGTTGCAAATGTTGAACTTAAAACTGGCAATATTCTTGTGAATGGTTTTACTTTTCTTGATGACATTGTTATTTATCCTAATAATAGTATTTTATTATATTTATGCTTATATTGGAATCCACGCTTATTCAAGCCGCTAGTTGTTCCTGACAACCAGCTTCTTGAATTTTGTGTTCTGGCTTCACCGTCACCCGATTCCTGACATTTGACTGTCTAACCGGTTTATATATGACTCCCCCAGCTATCCCCGCTTCCCCAGCGGTTCTTATATTGATGGCTGCGTTTAAATCACGGTCAATCTTAAGACCACAATCACAGTCCATCACTCTATCTTTTAATTTCATATCATGTAATTGACCACACCCAGAACACATTTTTGTGCTAGGAAAATACCGGTCAATTACCTCAACCTGCTTACCATACCAAGAAGCTTTATATTTAATCTGTCTGTTTAACTCGAATATACCAACATCTGCTACCGCCTTACTTAGCTTCCTATTCTTCATCATTCCAGACACATTTAAGTCTTCTAAGCATATAACATCATTTTCTTTAACGAGTTTGGTTGTTTCTTTGTTCAAGAAATCCCGCCTAGAATTGGCGATATGTTCATGAATTTTAGCTACAACTAATCTTTGTTTCTCCCAGCCATTTGAACCTTTGGTTTTCTTGCTCAATTTACGCTGCGCTTTCTTCAATTTTTTAGCATTCTTGTAAGTAAACTTAGGTGAACCACTAAAATATCCATCACTGGTTACAATAACATCCTTGATACCAACATCAACACCAACAATTTTACCGGTATTAACCATTGGTTTAATTTCTTCCTCACACATGAAACTAACAAAATATTTACCAGTAGCTTGTTTGCTAACAGTAACCATTTTAGGTGTTCCTTTAGGCACTTGACTCCATCTAATATCAAGACTTCCTAATTTTGGTAATTTTAATAATTCACCTGCACGATAATTATTAACGACAACTCTTTGGTCTATATGATACCTAACTGTTTGTTTGTGTGATTTTTTCTTAAACTTAGGATACTTAGCACGACCTTCAAAAAAATTCTTATAAGCTACATCTAAGTCTTGTAGTTTCTGAGATAAGACACCGGCTGTAGCATTCTTTAACCAACTATATTCTTCAGTCTTTTTATACTGAGTTATGTGTCTTGAAATATCAACATAACTTAAACTAACACCCCAATTTTTATAAGCATATTCTTTTTCTACCAGAGCACGATTCCAGACAAATCTGGCACAACCAAACTCTTGAGCAAGCTGTAATTCCTGCTCTTTTGTTGGGTAAAACCTGAATTTATATGCCTTGTTAGAAATCATAGTATTCTTAAAATTTATCTGTTAAATTATGTCAATTAGTCTATGCTAATAATATTATTAATAACATGGATGCTATTATCGGTAAAAGCATGTTGAGTAACAATGAATGCAAATCCCAAACTCTATAATCTAATGGACCCCACCAAGGCATATTTTTACGTTTTCCTTCCCCAAACTTTTCGATCCATCTATATTCGGCTTGTGTTTGCTCTCTAGTAATAAACATAACCGTAACTATTATAAAACCTTCCAAAGAATGTTTTATATAGATAAATAGCACCGTAATTAACAGTGCTATTATCGTATGTTCTAATTCAAATAGAACTTTGTCCATTTTAAACCAGGTTTTCAACTATGATAGTTTCTAATGCAACATAATCACTAGCAGCAGCACATTGTAATGTCACTGTAACGTTTTTATTTGCAGTAGTATCAACAGTCAAAGCAGCACCAGTAGATTTAATCATTTGGCGAGTTTGCGCTCCACGATTAGTAACAACATCTTGAACCAAGTCACCAAATACAGCAGTAGTAGCAGCAACAGTACCAATTACAGCAGTATCAAGTTTGATTTTAAGTGTTTTAGCGCCAGCACTGTTATTACAAGAAATACCACCAGTAAAACGCAATTTGCCGTTGTTACCCAAATAACCCCCACGTAACAAATACGTCAAATCATCAACAGTAGTTTCAGAAATGTTTGATGTTATTGTCCCAGTAGCAGTTTGTGATAATCCATCAGGAACAGTAAATGTGAAAGTGCCTGTTCCAGTTCTTGCAAAGTTTTCATACCAACCAGCAGGGATTGCAATACCAGTTGAAGTAGCAGAAGAAACATATACTTTTGCACCATCATGAACTGTTGCTGGGATATTATGACCAGCAG